AGCCCCTGCCATAGGGCCACGTGCTCCTGTCTCAGCGAAGCCGAACAGCGCGAGCTGTGCCAACGGGTGCCAACCAGCTTCGACACGAGCTGACAACGTGCTGTGCATGTAACCTACTGACCCTTCAATGTACCCGCGCCCAACGGGCAGAAGCATCGTGCGGTCTAAACCCGCCATGACTTCCGCCCTGGGTACGTCAGACGGGGTTACTGAGGGGACGCTGTGAGAGCCTGCGCCTGCGCAGCAACCTTCGCACTTGCGTGCATCTGGCCATTCAGCGCAGTGAATCCCAGCTTGGCAACTTCCTGCTCACTCGGTTTCAGCGCACGCCAACCGTTCGCGCGCATCCATTCATCAGCTGCCTTGAGGCCCGAGCTGACTTTGTCCAAGTGCTCAGTACCGAGCTCGTTGTCGAGGTCCTCGACGAGGTGAAACGCGTGATACACCGCGAGCGCAACACGTCGCCGCCGAATGGCGTTCGTACCGGTCAACAGCCCGATGCCTCCGAAGACAACACCAACGATGGTCGCGATGCCACTGGGTGAAGTGGCGAGTTCAAGAAGTGTTTTCAAAAGGTCGTTCATGGTGTGTGTTCCTTATGCGAGTGTAGGGGCTACGATGACAGTCACGAATCCAGCGCTCGGGATTGTCTGCGTGCCGTTGACGTAGGTGAGTATGACTTCAGAATCATAAACACCCACGGTGTCGGTGTCAGTGCCAGCCCAGGTGTACTCAACTATGCCGCCTGTAGCAGGCGCAACGACGGACATCACGGCATCGTCGACCTTGATGGCGCCTTCGCGCAGGCGCATACGGAATTCAGCCGTAGCCCCAGTGAGGTCAAGTGCCGTGCCCGCCGTGTTCGTCAGTGCGATGCGTATCTTTGGGAGAAGGTCGCCCTTCTTTATTACAAATTCAGCCATCAAATCACCTCGGCTTTCGAACCTGATACTACAACAGTCGCGCCGAATGCGCCCCCGTTGGGGTACACAGCCTCTGTAGCAACCCTGCGGCTGTACGCAAACACTGCTGGCGTGGCCAGTGTAACACCCACTGTCCCGACGTTTACGGGTGTTCCTGTGGCAGCCAGCGCAGATACTTGTAGCCCCACTGCAACGGCACCTGCTACCGGAACCTCTCCCACCGCCACGAGTGCAGGTGTCGCCAGAGTTACTGCCAGCGAGCTACCCGCTACGGGTGAGCCCTCAGCCGCCAGCGTGGCGTTAGCCAGAGATGCCGACTGCACACCTACGGTAATCGGAGTGCCGCTCGCTACAACCGCAACATTGTCCAACGTTACAGCCAGCGTACCGATATCGAGAGGCGTGCCCTCGGCAACCAGCGTGGCGTTGCCCAGCGTGGCCACAACATCACCGATAGGCCCGCTGGCCTCGGGCTCAGGCTGTAGCACCCGGTACAGTGGTCGCCGAGCGATGGGTGGGCTGTCAGCTGTCGACCATGCACCGGCGCTGCCTGGGTTCGTCAGCGTACCACCCGCGCCAGAGCGGTCGACGGTCTTGGTGGCGTCATCTTGAAGTGGCCACCAGCCTACGAGGTTCGAGAATCTGTGCGGCGCGAAAGACCAGCGCTCTTGGAACAGCTCTGCCGCTGTTAGTTGAGCAGACCAGAATTTGAAGTTCGCAATCTCACCTGGCCAGAAGCGTGCACCTGACCAGATGGCTGACTCTACCCCTCCGAGAAGTAGTATGTCGGGCGTTGCTGCGAACGAGTTCCAGATGTAACCAGAGTACGTAGTCGGAGCAGCATCTGTAATGGCCGCCACGTAGAGCTTGGATGCCCCACCGTTGGCGTGCTGAGAGCCCACCCAGTACCACGTGTCAGTGGCGAGACTCGGGCCGCTGCCGCCTGCGTCACCCGTATTGTCCCAGAGCTGCAACGTGGTGCCGTCGCTCGCGAGACACACGCCGTAAAACTGCTCGTTCGGCGCTTCCATGACCCACAGGGCGCCGTAGTCGTTGTTGTCAGAGTTGAGTCGAATCCAGCATGAGGATGAGATGTTGCCGTCAGACGGCACGATGCTTGAGGCCAGGCGGTCGGCGTAGGCGTCGAATTTAAGCGCCACGTGTCACCTCACGCCGTTGTGTATGAGACGATGACTCTCTCGAGAAGTGCGTCGCCTGCCATGGTGTCGGACCCGTTGGACCCCAGGCGTCGCACACGCAGCCAGGCAGCATCACCAGCTGCTATTGAATCAAGGTTGCTCACGGTGACAGTGGCCATGTGCAGCCTCTGCCCAGTGGTGCCGAGGTGCGAGTCAGTCACGGTGTTCTCAGTGGCGAGTGCCTTTGATTCAACATCCTGAGTGTCAGTGTTAGCTGTGATGCATGCGAGCGAAGCGCCCCACACGACGTCATTCGTCGATGCTGTATCCGCATACCAGAATATATCAACCGTGAGATTGCCAGAACTGTACTGGCTGGCATCAAGGCGCCAAAAGGCCGCCTCATCCGCCGCCGCATCGAAGGCCAGCGCAACGATGGGGATGTTCGTACCATTCTTGACGAGCGCGGGGAACGTGCTCGAGAGGTACTCAGCCCCTTCAGGTTCAAGAATCTGGTAGGAGGTTCCCAAGGGTTACCCGCCTTCAGTCAGAACGAACGAGGACACTTGAACGGGCTGCGTTGCGTTGATGCTTGTGGTGTTGAGCTGCAAGTCCCCACCACCACCCGTTGCCGTGGCGGTGCCCTGCAAGACGCAAGTTGTACCGTCGCTCTTATAAAGGCGGAAGAACGCCGCTGTCCCCGTTGCGTTAGCACTGGCGTCTTGTGTAATACCGCTGGCAGTGAGCACGCCACCTGACGCCGCTGGGGCGAACGGCGAAGCGCCGGTCAGCTCTGCGAGCAGCGTGTTGCCCGACAACGCAGCATCAGCGTTCGCGGGAGGTGTGCCGCTGTAGATTCGCAGCAGCGAAGCGTTTCCGATGGTGCTCGTGAGGTTGTCCGCGCGCGCGTTCTTGGCGGCGGCTGAGAATGAGATGGCCATGTCAGTCAGGCTCCTTCATGATTAAGTGCCAGCGGTTCACGTCTGCGTTAATGTTAGCACGGTTCCAGTTTGCGTGCTGTGAATCAAGCCCCTCGTCAACGGGCAAGGGAGCGGCGCACCCTTGAATCAGGTGGTAAACCTCATGGGCGTACGCACTTACGTTCGGGGGGAGGGATGAGAGAATGACGAGGTTTCTGTCACAGAATGTCACACCAGCAACACTACGCGCGCCATAGTAGAACGGGTGGCCCGGCTCCCAGTAGAATTCAACGTTTCGCACAGCTGCACATGCCCTGCGGTCGACGCCGTACACCAGCATGTTCTCAGCGTGTTGGAAGTCCTCGCATGTCCAGTGCTCGGGCATCTCTCCTGTTTCAAGAACACCCATCATGCGTGCGCCACAGGTAGACGGGCACAGTGCTGTGGGGATGGCACCGCAACTAAACAGGAGGCAGAGTGTCGAGATACCGCCAAATTTCAAGAAGCCTTGCATCATCCGTCATCCCCTTGGGACAGTTGTTCCATAGTCTATACAGGGGCAGAAGCTGCGCGCCAGATACAAATGCGGGATAATTGGCATGTGGCCTATCACCGAAGCCAGCGCCCCACACCAGCCCGGCGCGCTTAAGCTCTTCGCCGAGTATGTTGTAGTCAGCCTCGCGCCAGCTGGGCTGCAGCCCTGGAGTGAGCGCGAGGTCGAAGGTACTGTCATCAGCAAGCCCATACTGATGGGCGCTCTTCCCAGGTGGAGCGGCTTTGCCCCCCGTGCCTGCCTTGTACGCTGTGTACAACGCCTGCTGTGTTGCGATTGAGCGGAAACCGAACGTAGACCAGTAGAACGCACCACGCTCAGCCGCCCTGGTTTTGGCATCGATGAGAAGCTCTCTAAACTTGGGGTAGTACGCACCAAGATACACACGCTGAAACAGATAGGGCCATTTGTAATTGGCCGGGAGGTAACTCCAGTTAGCGTGCGTGAAGTCCATCGTCTTACCCCTCCTGTGTTACCCTTGAGCGCCCATCAGCTTCATAAGGAACGGCAGGCCAGAGCCTATTACAGCAGCAATGACGGCTGCCTGTGTTGACAATTTCAGTGCCGAGGACTCCACAGCGCGTAGGCGTGTCTCGTGATCAGCCAGACGTTGTTCAAGCGGCTTGAGTAATGCCACGTCACGCTCAAGACCGTCAAGTCTGTCAGCAACGCGGCGCAGCTCTTGAACGAGCTCAGGCCACTGCTGCCTGATGACAGCAGTCGACTCGGTGAGCCCGCGCAGTGCGTCGTCGATGCGTTCCATCTGCCCTGATTCCTGGCTGATGTGCGAGCGAAGGAGGACCTCAAGGGCGTTCTGGTCTGGCACGGTTAGGCCCCTACCACAATAAGATCAACATGCACTACCACAGCCGCTGGGTTTATTGTGGCACCTGTGTTATCCTCTAGGCTGAACTCAAAAACAGTAGTACTTGTTTTAAACAGGTAGTTGCAGTTTAGCGCCTTAGCTGCACCTGGGTCCTGACCAGTAATGACCACGGTGTACTTTATATCTTCCATGGCGGCAGCCAGAGTCACTCGGATAACGCTAGCACCCGGCAGTGTTACAGATGTAATGCTTGCACCATCGGCGTATGTAATAGCCCCTAACCCGTTTGTGGTGATGTAGGCATGCCCCTTTATGATATTTCTGTATGACAGCTCATCGATGAGCGCGGTGTTTTTTGTCGGTGGCGCGTCTTCGACAATCTGAATAGTGCCCGCTGACTGTATGGCAATGGGCTGCGACGCGCCCCCCTGCACGGTCATCCCGTAGCCCGTGCCCTTGCCTTGAAGCTGCAACCCAAGCTCGTTAGTACCCGCGCTGGCACCCGGTGTGATTGTAACCTTACGGTCGAACGTCTGCAGCCCGGTCCATGTCAGGGCCTCAGCAGTGATGGCATCCAGGTACGAAACCCACTCACCAACCTTGTTCTGCCACCAGTTGAAATACGAAGAGGCGGGTTTCTCGTTGACTTCCCAGCCCAGTGTTTTCTTCGCGCCGTTCGGTTCAGTATTGTTGGCAAGCCCTGTGTTCCACGTGGGCAGGTTGCCTGCTGGTTTCGTCATAGCACAGCTCCTTTAAAGGCACCGACATCGAACCCGGTGTCACCCGCAGCCCCGTCGAAAGTAAACACATCTGCTGACTCGTACCACTCGAGCAGCCCGCGAACACCGGCAGCGCGCATCAAGCGCAGCATCACAGCCAACAGGAGAGCAAGAGCAGCCGTAGTAACCACGTTGTCAATCTCCAGTGTGAAGCCCGCTGGGTATTCGTCTCTGATACGTAGTGTAGCACCAGCTGGGGCAATTGGCTCAAATACATTGAGTATTTCAATGGCCGTTCCTGAGCTGCGGTAAATTTGAATGCGCGCGCCAATCCATCTGCGGTAGTCGTCGTCAACCATACCGTTACGCGGCTGTTTGACAATGGACCCAAGCACATCGAGCAGCTCACCGTAAGCCACCGTCAGCACACGGTCTGAGAGCAGCGCCTGCAGCGCTTCCTCAATCAGCTGGTTTCTGCCAGTAGCCACACCAAGCAGCGCGGCAACGTTAGGCTGCCCCTTCAGGTACTGCGCCAGCCTGGCCAGGGCCAGCGCGTTGTGATCCGCAGCCATGTCACTGACCTCCGGTAAAGTTATGTGTCTTACCCATATTGCCGTCGCACTGCCGTTGCCCGATTCTACCACGCCGGCGGTCAGGTAACCCGCCTCCCAAGGTAGGTCAGGCGTTGGTCCAAGGTTGTCAAGCCACCCGTTAACGCGGGGCTCATACACGACAGCCTCGTAGCCGCCGCTTTCGACTACGCCAGGGGTTGCCCCACCGGCGATGTCATTAGGCAGAGCCATGAGTTATGGCGTCCCAGGCGTGGTAACAACGTTAATGCGGGATGTGTCGTAAACGGCCAGCTCACGCATTGCGATTGCAATGGTGGTCGTAACGGTGGGGCCAGCCGTGAGCTTGATGAGCGCCTCAGAATCGAGAACACCATCCACGTTGGTGAGCACCTGTGCCGAAATGGCTGAGGACACGACATCTTTGCCTGTATTCTGTAGGTCACCCCATGCGACGATGGCCGCTTTGGCCTGGGCATCCCCGTCAGCAGGGTAGTTGTCCTCATCGATGATCAGGTTCAGCGTCACGTACACAGTCTTCTCGACTGGGCGACTGAATGATATGTCGTGGTCAATCCCCTGAGAGTCCGTGACCACCTCGGTTGTAGTCCCGTAGGTCTGGATGCCTGCGGCCACGCTGGCGAACAGGGCAGCAGCGATGTCGGCGTCTGTGCCCCCGCGCACGAGCGCTTCCACAGAGTGCGGTGGCATGCCGTCGCCGTCTGTCACGTCGTCTGGGTTCTCGAACACCGTGCACGCGATGACGTCCTCAACGTCAAGCACATCAGAGCGAATGGCTTCGAGGGCTGCATTACCCTGAGCGTTGAGCTCTTCCTCACGGCGCAGGCGTAGCGCCGCGTCAGTCTCTAGGTCGGTACCAAGCGTAGCGTCGAGCAGGTTGATGACGCTCGACCAGCCAGCGACAGGAGTCTCGATTACCGTAATGGTTCCAGATGTTCCCGTTTTGGGACCGTCGTCTTCAGACTCGGCAGTGATGTCTACAGCTGCTGTGCCCTCACCCATGTAACGCCAGACCACGGTGTTGTCAGTGATGGCTGATGCTGTTGTCGTCGGGCCGCCTGAGCCTGCGGAGGTGCCCGCCGTAGTGCACACGTATGAGCGCGAGGCGTTAGAACGACGGTCACCGACGACGTAGGCTGTGCCTGACGCCCACGCGGTAAGTGAAGCCAGCGTACCGGCTGCCGTCGTGATGAACCGTGTTCCGATGGTGGCCACGCTGGCGATGCGCCCCACGAGCAGGGCTGTGCCGTTCGTACCAGTCGCGGTGAGTGTAACGGTCGATGGTGTCGCGGGCTCTCGCACCGTGCCAGTGATGCCACACAGCTCATCGAGGCTCGCACCGGTAGCGCCGTCAGGAGTGAACGCACTCCAGACAGCCTGCCCAAGTGCCCACAGGTCTGACTCACGCTCAGCAAGAATGCCGATGAGCTGGCCGAAGTTGCTCTGTGGGTCTGTATCGATGCCTTCACCGAACGCAGCGCGAAACGACTGCTCGAGTTCGGTCTTAATCTCGTCTAAAGAGGGTTGGCTGAACCCTTCACTACTTACACCCCATGGCATCACAGCACCTCATTGATATCGAATTCACCGTAGTCACCAGTGATGTGAGCTTCAACTGAAAGCTGCCGCGCGGCTGTGTCGATGGATAGATTCAGCTCATCAACGGACGCCACACCTGGCGTTTCATCAAGTGCACTTCTGAATACTGACTGCAGCAGGTTCGGATTCGGGTTCTTCACCATAATACTCTGGTAATACGGGATTCCGGCATCGAGGTCCAAGAACCATTCACCCTGAAAGAATTCCAGATGAATACGAACTGACTGCTTGATGGCGTCCGTACCTTGGGTCAACTCAAGGTCACCCGTCGTGACATCCCAGTCACCGGATGTCGAGAGCTTGATATCGCGCGGCGTGTCGATGGCCATGGGCTACCCTCGGATTTTAACTGTGGCGGATGCCATGTTGGCTACAGCCGGTATAGACTGCCCTACCATTGCGGGTATAGCCGTCGGGAGTGGAGTAACACCGGGAGGTGCTATGCCGGGTCTGCCCGTAATGCCTGTCTGAGCTGCTGCTGACCCTACGGTAGCCACGTTATGCCCATGTCCCTCATACAGGTCACGCAGCGTGTCGATCTCCTGGCGCACTTTAGCCTCAAGCGCCACGAAATCTGAGGCACCTGTGCTACTGCCGATGGTAACCACTCCATCTTCGAGCCCAGCCCATGCGGCATTATTCGGGTGTAGACCTGGGTATGCCACCGCGTCAGCGATGTGGTGTCTGCGTTGGTCAGTGGGTGAAGTCTCACCGCCCTGATCGAGCCAGGCGTCGATGCTCCGATCACAGAACACCAGGTGCACAGTGTCTCCCACAGCCACAGGGAACGTGATGCGCATCCCACCAGCGCCAGGGAAAACCACCGGCACGTTTGTAATCACCGGAATCGAGACGTGCTGAACTTCGCCATCCTCACCCTCGAAGATGTCTTTAACGAGAGGCTTCACATCCGCCAGCTGCTTTGACGCGTCCCAGCTCACTACCTTCGCAGGGCATGACACACGCAGCTCAGCCATGATGGAAGCCTTAAATGCATTGAGTATCTCTGCATGTGTGGGCGTTCTTGACAGAGGCATGTCGTGAGTTTACCCGAGGATGCGACGGAAGTCATACGCCTTACAGCGGTCTACAGAGGCTGCGCTTCAACGTCAGAGTACCAATCTGCCCCACTGGTGTCACCTGAGTGGGTCACCGTAAGTATCCTGAAGGTGCCCTTAATACCCTCTGATTCCACGTGTACCCGGCGCCCCGGCTTAAGGTCGGGCTGTAACAGGCTCTTCAACTT